AATTTAGATACAAGCAAATAGCAGAAGAGGGTAACGATCCAGCAGAAACTGGTCAAGCGTTTGGCACTCCTCACCAATTAGCAAGTCTTTACGGAGGCAAAGCTGATGGGTCTTTAGACGTTCCTTCTGGCTACGACTTTAAAAATCCAAACGAGCCTTTAAAGGTACCTGGCCGCCCGCAAAAATACAAATCAACTTATGGCACAGACGAATCTCCTTTCGGTAGAGATCGCTTGGGTAAAAAAGAGCTAAAAAAAGACGGAGAGGAAGGAGAAACTGGCACAAAAGTTAAGTTTAGAGGAGGTCCTATGAACAACGAAAGTACTATGGGAGTGTATTTAAAAAACAAATCTAGCTTAGAGCAATTGAAAAGTAAGATGGGAAGAAAGACCTCTGTATATACAGTACCAAATTTATTAAACGAAGAAAACATCCGCGAAGATCTAGACTAAATATTTATAGGCATGCCGATAAAACATTCCAAATTTAAAAACACTGGTGTATTATTTGAATTGTTGGTAAGACAAACTACTTCAGATTTGTTAAACAATTCAGATTCAAAAGCCGTAAAAATAATAAAAAAGTATTTTAATAATACAGAATTGGGCAAAGAATATGCACTATATAACATGTGCGTATCCTCAAAAAAACTTAGTGAAAGCAAGGCAGAATTGTTACTATCTACTGTAACAGAGGAGCACAAGAAGTTAAATAAAGAGGCTATAGATAAAGAAAAATACAACTTAATAAAAGAAATTAAGAATAATTACGATATAGAAGAATTTTTTAAGGCAAAAATATATAACTATAAGCAATACGCAAGTGCTTACATAGTGTTTGAATCAGTAAATAGTAAAAAGTCCGATCCTAAACAACTATTAGCCAATAAAATAAATTTATTAGAGCACATAACTAAACAAGACATAAAAAATAAACAAGTACCTTACGAAATATTCGATTCTTTAATAAAAGAAGATAAGGAGGTTAGATTATTATCCTATAAGATAATAGTTGAAAAGTTTAACGATAGGTACAAGAGCATGACTCCAGATCAAAAAGATATTTTAAAAGAGTATGTAAGTAGCATCGCTGATTCTGTTAAGCTAAAAGAATTTTTAAACGATAAAATAAAAGACGTAAGAGATAAATTATCAGAGCTATCTAAAATAGAAGGAGATCCAGTCATGAAAATTAAGTTGACAGAAATACTAAACTTAATAAAACCTATGAAAGATACTCTCGCCATAAAAGACGAAACTATTACGGGAATACTAAAGTGTTACGATCTTATAGAAGAATTAAAAAATATAAAGTAGTGGATAAATTTAACAATCAATTCGCAACTCAAAAATTATTTGAGGAATACGAAGAATTAGATGAAACGTCTGCTACTGGCGGAGGAATGTCTCCCGACGCTCCCTCAGCAGCTAAATTTGTGTCAGGTTTTGGAGATCAAACAGCAGAACCTGCTTGGGGAACAAAAAAGAAAAAGAAAATTAAGACTGAAGCTCCTTCTAAGCCAATAAATTTAAGAGCTAAACAGTTTACTGCAGCAGAATACCAACAAGCGACCAAATCAAAGTCGTTTAATCCAAAAGATTACGAGTGGAACGAAGAGAAGCTGTTATACATAAAGAAAGATTCTGAAAAATCGTTGCCAGTTAACGAAAATTATTTTAGGTTTAAAAAACAAACTTCAACAAGAACGGTAGAAGAGCAAGTTCACACAGCGATAAAAGAGATTAATAAAAAGTTAGAAGAAGCTAATAAGTTATTAAAATATACTGAGAGGCTAAAAGAAGAAGTTTCTGTACTTGGAGAGCTAAAACACAAAAAAAGAACCGACGAGCTGACCACGGCAATGCAGAAAAAGATAGCAGAAGTCTATACTCGCTGCAAAAAAATAAAATAAACAAACATATTTATAGTTACCATGACTACCGCAAATTTATACAAAAAACACCTTAACGGAGAGATATCTAAAAGTAAATTCTTACAAGAAGTGCGTAAGGACGATAATTTGCCCTGGATAACAAACGTAACTTCTTATGAAGATGCGATAAACATACTAAAAAATAAAAGAATCATATCAGAAGTTCAATTAACGGTAGATCAAAAAATAGATAGATTAAATCCTTACATATACAAGCACGCTCTAAATAAAGAAATAGAAAAGGCTAACGTAAAAGACGATGTGGCTTTCGAAAAGGCAAAGAATAGAGTAGTAAATCGTCTAATGAAGGATATAAATAAGAATCGCTACGAGATGTTCGACGGTTCAGATAAGGTTAAAAAGCAGGACAAAAAGCTTGAAATGGTTAAAGTAAAAGGAGCTTCTAATAAAGACGAAGCCAACGCCATGAAAAAAGTAAAGGGACAAGAAATACCTAAAGCTAATACCAAAGCCAGCAAAAAAGAGAATAAAAAAGGCAAACCAAAAGGAGTAAAAGAAATGACTACTAATGCCAAAAAAGCAAAAGGCATAGTAAAAGTCATGGAAAAACCAGGAAAGCCTAAAATAGTAAAAGAGAGCGTGTTAGAAGCTCTTATTTCCCTGTCAAAAAAAAAGTCAAGTAATATCTTGACAGAGGATACTCACGAAGAATTTTCATTGGGACAAAACGTACATCTTCCACAAAAAGATAGAGAGCAATTTTCAGTATCTAACGGTATAGTAAAAGGAATTCGTGGTGGTACTATAACCATAGAACTTCCAATACACGACGAAAATAATAAGCCGATTGAAATAACAAGGCAAGTTAACGTATTAAAGCACGCGAAGAAGGAGAGTAACGAACAAAATAACAAAAACGAAAGCGTGCTCGAAAAACACACTAATAAGAACGGAATAGAATTCCAAGTTGGGGAAAAAGCGAAAGATCCTAAAGGTAACGAAATCACAGTTCGTGGATTCAAGACAGAAGACGGAGCGGTATACGCTTTAACTGGAACAAATTCTATGTACAACTCCGTAAAAATAGACGACTTAGTTAAACCAGGGGACGAAGCTCCTATTAGTGATAAGGAGTATAGAGATAAGGCGTTTGGCAAATTACCGAATTATAACGCTGGTCAAGGTTGGTTGAGTCAACAAGTTACAAAAAAAGAAAGTAAGTTAGATAAAGTCGTAGGTAAATTAAAAGAGTTTATAAAAAACAAGAAAAAAGACGAAGTAGAAGAAGCAGTAGACGTAGTAACTGGTACTGAACCTGACGGTGACGAAGTATCTATAACCACTCTTCCTTCAGGCCAAGGCGTAAAAAAAGTTGCTCAATTAAAAAAACAAGGCGTAAAATCAGCAACGTCAAAAACAGTAGTTTAATGGCAAAAGATTTATTGATAGAGTATTCGGTATTTAAGCCGAAGATGAAAATAAACGAAAGCAGACGTCACTCAAACGGTAACTTAATAGTGAGCGGACAAGTGCAAGCTTGCGATAAACCAAACGCCAATAGAAGAATATACCCTTACGATACGCTAAGAAAAAAAGTGGACGCGTACATCGATGGACCAATTAGAGAGAATAGAGCTTTGGGAGAATTGGATCACCCTCAAGATTCTGTAGTTAACTTAAAAAACGTATCTCACAATATATTAGAATTGTGGTGGGAAGGTAAAGATTTATTCGGCAACATAGAAATATTACCAACAACTTCTGGAAACATATTAAAAACATTATTCGAAAATAGAATAACTGTAGGCATATCTTCAAGAGCTTTAGGAAGCGTAACTCCTATAGGCGAAGGTCTAGTGCAAGTTGAAGATGATTTAGACTTAATATGTTGGGATTTTGTTTCTACTCCTTCGACTTACGGCGCTTACATGCATCCAATAAAAGGATTAAACGAAGGCTTTGATCCTACAATTAATCCAACAATAGGAAAATACGACGTTGCTCATAGATTAGTTTCAGATATTATCTGCACTATGGGAGGATATTGTTGCGTGAAATAAAAATATTTTTCTATATTTTTATTTTTTTGTATAAGTACGTATATTTATTGTCGTACATGCGTCACCACAATCTAAATGCGACGCTAATCTACACACATATCCTATATTGCTTTTTATTAAGTAAGCAATCAAATCCAGTTTAATTTATTAACAAATGGACGATCTGTCAAAACAGGCCATCCTAGACGCTAAGCAGTTAAGGGCTCACATTACAGCCATAACAAAAGCATCTCTGGAAGAACAATTTGGCCCAACAATGAAAAAAATGATTCAAGAGTCTTTGGAAAAAGAACTTGACGAAGTTGATGAAATGGAAGAAGGCAAAGATAAAACTAAGCCTGAACACGGAAAAAAACCAGTTGTAAAGGAAGAAGAAGAAATCGACGAAGCTAAAGATGAAGAACTCGAAGAAGGCAAAGATGAAGAATTAGAAGAAGCCTATGACGAAGAAATCGACGAAGCTAAAGACGAAGAACTCGATGAATCCGAAGACGAGCTCGACGAAGTACTAAAAGAACTCGAAGCCCTATCAGAGTACGAATCAGAACTTGAAGAGGCAGACGAAGACGAAGAAGGTGCTGAAGAAGAACTCGGTGGAGAAGAAGGTATAGAAGACGAAATGGGTGAAGAAGACGAAGAAGAAATCGTAATCACTTTCGGTCAACTTAAACAAGCTCTTGCTCCATTTATGGACGCAGAAGAAGGCGAAGAGTTCGAACCAGAAGAAATGAGCGATGAAGAAGTCGTTAACGTTGACGAAGAGCTTGAAGAAGCGCAAGTTAACGAACCCTACGTAAAAGCTACCGCTGCTCCTAAAAAAGCTCAATCTTCTAAAATGAACGAGAAATTAGCTCATTCAGTTAAGAAGGAAGCAAAAAAACACGACGAAGAAAAAGCAAAAATGGAAGAAACCATCAAGCGTCTTCAGCGTGAGTTAAGAGAAACAAATCTCTTGAGCGCAAAGAATCTTTACATGAATAAGATATTCGCAAAAAGATCTTTGAGCGAGTCTCAGAAGTTTAAAGTAATAAGTTCATTCGACAAGGCGACTACGGTAGATCAAGTTAAAACTGTATACCAAACCCTTAGCGAATCTCTTACTACAAAAACTCAAAAGACTAGCATAAGAGAATCAGTTGGTTTCGCGTCAAAACCCGCGGGTAACGCGCCTGTTAAACGCAGCATAATTGAAGTAGATCCTACTTTCGATAGATGGGCAATCATAGCAGGATTAAAAAAATAAATCAAAAAACAAAAAAAGTAACAAATGGCAAATTTAGTACAAAGTCTGTTAAACGAGTCAGCTCAAAACGCTGCACAAGCCCAGTTTACAGTCGCTCAAAAATTGAGTAAAAAATGGGCAAAATCCGGACTGTTGAACGGTCTGGAAGGTCAAGATCGCAATAACATGTCTATCATGTTAGAAAACCAAGCTAAGCAGCTTGTGATCGAAGCCTCTACTTCTGGCGGTGGTACCACTACAGGTGCTAACTTCACTGCTGGTACCGGCGAACAGTGGGCCGGTGTAGCTCTTCCATTGGTTCGTAAGATCTTCGGACAGATCGCTGCAAAAGAATTCGTTTCAGTTCAACCAATGAACCTGCCAGCTGGTTTGGTATTCTTCTTGGATTTCCAGTACGGTAACTCTACCAACCCCGCTTTTGCTTTGGGTGGTTCTCTGTACGGTGCTAACACGAAGAACTTCGGTAACGCCGCTTCAGGTGGTCTTTACGGAGCTGGTAAATGGAACTACTCACTGAACCTGTTTTCTTCTTCTTTCGTTAGTGCTTCTGTTGCAACTGGTTCAGCTGTAACTTTCGCTGACGTACAGTTCGATTCAACTTTCAGTGGTTCTTTAGTTACTCAAGCTACTACAAACACGCTCGCAGCAACTCAAGTGTTTAAAGTAACTATCGCAAACTTCCAAAGATCAGTTGCTCCTGCATTCAACGAGCTTGGCGTACGCGCTACTGAATTCGTTGGTTCTGGTATCGGAACTGACGGTGTGATCAATCAGTTTACCACTTACAACTCTGTTGCTGACACTATCAGCTTCATTTTCACCGGTTCTCTGTCATCTGTACAGTTTAACCAATTGACTGGTTCCGCTAGCCAATTGCGTGTACTGTTCAACAAAGACACTGACTTTAACGTAAGAGGTGACTTCGAAGACAGAAGCTCAACAGAAGGTTTCTCAGTACCAAACGCTGCTAGCAACACAAGCATCGTTATCCCTGAGATTAACGTACAGATGAAATCTCAAACGATTTCTGCTAAAACTCGTAAGCTTAGAGCTCAGTGGACTCCGGAATTCGCTCAGGATCTCAATGCGTATCACTCTCTTGACGCAGAGGCCGAATTGACTGGTCTTTTGTCTGAGTACATCTCTTTAGAGATTGATCTCGAAGTACTTGAGATGTTGTTACAAGAAGCTCCTACAGTTGAATATTGGTCAGCTCGCGTAGGTAGTCAGATCAACGCAACCAATACCGCTTTCGTAACCAACACTGCTGGTGTATTCTACACTCAAATGTCTTGGTTCCAAACAATCGGTATCAAACTGCAAAAAGTATCTAACATCATCCACCAGCGTACACTTCGCGGAGGTGCCAACTTCATGGTAATTTCTCCAGCGGTTGCAACCATCCTGGAATCAATCCCTGGATTCGCTGCTGACACTGACGGTGCTGCTGATACTATGAAATACGCTTTCGGCGTACAAAAGATCGGTAGCTTGAACAGTCGCTACAAGGTGTATAAGAACCCATACATGACTGAAAACACTATCCTGATG